TTGCACCAGTAGCACCAGTGGCGCCAGTAGCACCAGTTGCACCAGTATCACCAGTTGCACCAGTAGCACCAGTAGCACCAGTTAAACCAGTAACACCGGTCGCACCAGTCACACCAGTCGCACCAGCTGCACCAGTAGAACCAGTTGCACCAGTAGCACCAGTAGCACCAGTTAAACCAGTAGCACCAGTTGCACCAGTAGCACCAGCGGCACCAGTGGCACCAGTGGCACCAGTAGCACCAGTGGTACCAGTGGCACCAGTTAAACCAGTGACACCAGTAGAACCAGTAGCACCAGTAGAACCAGTAGCACCAGTGGCACCAGTTGCACCAGTGGCGCCAGTTAAACCAGTAACACCAGTAGCACCAGTAGCACCAGTACTACCAGTAGCACCAGTAACACCAGTAGCACCGGTCGCACCAGTAGCACCAGTAGCACCAGTCGCACCGGTCGCACCAGTATAACCAGAAGTTAAATAACCGAATGAAATGTCAGTTACTGTATCTGGTGTAGATGTTTGACCAGTTGGAAAATTAAAATATGCATAATAGTATGAGGTTGGTAAGGAAACAAAAGATTCACTTGTAGTGTATACTGTATTAGAATTAACATAATATGTAATCACATTATTAAATATTGTTATCGTAAATTGATCACTAGTTAAAAATGATGTTGATGGAATACTACTAACCAATAAACCATTTGCATATATTTGATATGTGTAGTTATCAACTAAAAAATAATTCCTAGCATTATACACTGTTCCATTCAGTACAGCTAAACCATATTGATTCTGAGTTGAAGTAGTATCACAACTACTTACATAAAATGTTAAAAATAAAGTTTTATATGTTTCAAGTGTTCTGGCAAATCCTCCATAAGGAGGACCTCCAAGTTGTGTTAAAATTGAATTTTTTGTTGGAAATGAAATACCACTTGTTGGTGATGATGCAACTAATGTAAATAACGCTGGACCCGCCGCACCAGTAGAACCAGTAGCGCCAGTTGCACCAGTTGCACCACTTGCACCACTTGCACCAGTATAACCAGTTGCACCATACCCAGTAGCACCAGTTGCACCAGTATAACCAATTGGACCAGGTGTACCATTCAAGTTAATATTCCAAAGGGTATTACTAGTTGGAAAACCAGTAACAGTTGCTATATCATAAATAACCATGTTACCTCCTAATAACTTATTATAACTTTGGACATATCCCACGAAACTGTGGTTAGTATCATTAGAAATTACTAAAATTGTATTACCAGGAAGATACGATAAACCACTTGGAACTCCAGTTAATGTTGTAGTGTATAATGGAACTACTGAACTTGGAGGGTTTGTTTGAGTTAAAGTAATTATTTGTAATGGTATTGGCGATGCATATTTATCTCCGGATTCACCAGTAGCACCAGTCGCACCGACTGCACCAGTCGCACCAGTAGAACCAGTAGCACCAATTTCACCAGTTGCACCAGTTGCACCAGTTGCACCAGTTGCACCAACTGCGCCAGTAGCACCAGTAGCACCAGTTGAACCACTAGCACCAGTCTCACCAGCAGCACCAGTCGCACCAGTAACACCAGTAGCACCAGTAGCACCAGTTGCACCAGTATAACCAATTGCACCAGTAGCACCAGTAGCACCAGTAGCTCCAGTTAAACCAGTTGCACCAATAGAACCAGTTGCACCAGTTGCACCAATCGCGCCAGTCGCACCAGTCGCACCAGTCGCACCAGTAGCACCAGTATAACCAATTGCACCAGTTGCACCAGTTACACCGCTCAACCCACTTAAATTTACATCATACCAATAAAACGCATCATTTGGAATATTGGTAACACTTGTAATATAAACTGTAATAGAACCACTATCTACATTATAATTTTCTACCAACCCTTGAAAAAATGAATCATATATTGGAGTACCTATATAACTTGGTTTTCTAACAAAAATAATTGTACTTCCTATAGTGTATGCTAAATTTGTTCCAATTGAATATGTTGTACTCGTTCCAACTTGTGGGAAAGAACAACTTGTAGTTGTTTGTGACCGATATGTATCAGATTCTCCAATAGGACCTTGCGGACCCGTGGGACCAGTAGCACCAGTTGCACCGTCTAATCCATTTAAATTAACAGTATAATAATCACTTCCTAATAAACCAGGAATAATATCCAAAACTGTTACCGACATTTGGCCATTTTTACAGTTGTACCAATTTACAGAACCTTTAAAACCACCATTTACATTTACAGTTCCATTATACAACGTTCCGATACATATAATACTATTATATTCACAGTATGATAATTTTTTACCAACTACCAAAAGAACTGTGCCCCCAACAGTTGTACCGGTCAAATTTACTGGTTGACATGTTTTCGTTAAATAACGGTCTCCACCCTTATTTGTTTCACACGCACTAGCACATCCTTTATCACAGTCTGAGTCAGAACTAGATGAATCATCGTGACAACTCTTTTTACTATGACTACTATGACAACTAGAACTACTTGAACTAGAACAATCACTGTCACTGTCACTGTCACTTTCACAACCACCGTCATATACACATATAACTTCAGAATCGGGATACTTGCAAAGAACAGCTTGAACCATTAAATATTTCAAATTTTTTGTCAGACTTATTTTTAATGACTCAACCACTTTTTCATAAGTACATTCAGTATAGTCCCCGTTTCCAGTAGCCGTTTCAGTAACAGTAATTGTTTTACAAGTTTTTGGATCTTTGTAACATCCACTTTGTTTTCCAGCAACATATACCTTACCGTTGCTGGTACTCGTATTGAACGCCGGCTTGCTGAGGTTTAAAACAATCTTGTAACACCCCATTATAATATTATGAAAGAAAAAATTTACCGATAATAAATTTATTTGAATAACAAATAAATATAATAAATGAAATTTATCATTTTTTCAATAATATTCAAATTTGTTTATTTTAATTACTAAATAAAATTGAAAATTTTAAATGTAATGAGTTTTGAATAAAGTATACAAGTTATAAAATATGCTCTCAATATTATTACATAGTCAAAGTACAAGAAACGTTATTAAATAGAACTTTTTTATCAAAAATATTATTATTATTATTATTATCAAGCAAGTATTATAATTATATATTTAATTTATAATAATCAAAGTTATACTACAATAACTTAATAAAATAACTTTGGAATATAAATATAAAATTCAACATATATAAATTACACACATAATTTACAAAATAATTCTATCTAATAAACGATTTAAAAACAGTTAAAGTATTTAAATTAAAGTAATGTCTTCTATTAATTATACTACTCAAAACGATTTACTATTGAACAATTTAATGGAATTTTATAAAAATGATGATAATTTAGATAAAATGTTGAAAATAATCACAGGCGAATCTAAAATTTCTCTTAGAATAGTGGATTGGTTTGCTACCAACTATGCCAAAAAATATTATACATTATATTCATTTGAAGACATTCACGGAACTACACGAAGATTTAAAGTGTATGTTGATTATAAATTAAAACTCAAGGCATATAGCAAACGTCGTTTTGATCCGTTTTGTCGTTGGGAAAGAATTAGTATTCCATATAAAAATGGAACTTTTATTGAAACAACTATTGGACAGTTAAATTTTTTTAAATGGACACTTGAAAATAAGGTAATCAATTATATTGAAGATAACTATGATACAATTGAAAAAGATATGAACACGAGAAACAGCACCTCTAAAAGAAAAGACCTTTCTATTGATAATAATTCCACAAGTAACAACACTAAAACTCGCAAAAAACGCGAGGAACTTTCTGTATCGGCTACCAAAAGCATAAAAAAAGAAAAAGTAGAAATTGTTGTAAATTTTAACTAATTATTTCAATATAAAAAGAATAAAAACAATATTAAATATTTGTTGTTTATGAATATAACAAATATTTACGAGTAATTATGGGAAACTCCCAATCTATACAAAAAATAAATTTTGAAGATATGCAAACTGCTTACAAAAATCCAGAAATTTATTTACTTATGAATACTCTTCCATTATCTGAACAAATTTGCCTTATTTCAAACACACTAACACCTCAAAAAGAAGAAACATTAATGAATCATTATTTGAATAGTAATAAAAATATCCGAATTATTATTTACGGTCGTAACTCTAATGATGAAACAGTTTATAAAAAATATAACCAGTTACTCAGTTTAGGTTTTACAAATGTATATCTTTATTTGGGTGGAATTTTTGAATGGTTGATGTTACAAGACATCTATGGTTTTGATGACTTTCCTACTACAACTCGTCAGTTGGACATATTAAAATACAAGCCAAATCAAAAATTAAATATATCCTATATTGAAAATGGATAAGTACAGTTTATGATAAATCTAATGCCATATTTGATAACTCATCTGCACGTTTATTTTTATCTCTATAAACGTGTTCAAATACAATTTTATCAAAATAGCTTTCTAATAATTTTGCTTGTTGGTAGTACTCAACTAGACTAGAAGACTTTACTTTATACTCTCCTTTCATTTGTTTAATCACTAACTGACTATCCCCTCTTACAAGAATATTTTTAATTTTTCTAACAAATACTTCTTGTAGTCCCATAATTAATCCACTATACTCTGCTACATTATTTGTTACTTTATCTCCGACCAACTGAGAAGACCCCCACACTTCTTGACCGTCTTTATACAAAACTGCTCCGGCACCACCTAATCCGGGATTACCTTTACTACAACCATCAAAATATAACATATATTGAGTTTCTTTTTCATATTTACACTCTTCATGATTATCTAGTAGTTCTTCTGTAAAATTTTCTACTGGAATTATCTTTTTTGATAAATATTTTATCATCTTACTTTTACACCATATAAAAAAATTTAAAATTAATTCAATTTTTTTATAATTTATTTTCCAATAAACTCTTTTATACATTTTATCCAGTCATTCAGTGTATTTTTTCTATAAAAGATATCAACATTACCATCCAACACTAGTTGATTTTTACTCATTATTTGTTTTTCAACATCCAACATATCATTGTGATACTTGTCACAAGAAACCAAATAATCCAAAGGAATACTTGACTCACCTAGTCTTGAACGTTTTGCAATTCTATCGTGACAAATATTGGGGTCTGTTTTCACATAAATAGTTCCAGTGATAGGATAGTCTTTTACAAAAGCATCAAACCACTTACAGTATATTTGGTAATTCACATCTTCAATTTTATTGGTTTCATAAAGCATTTTGGCAAATACATATTTGTCTGTATACAAACTACGCTCACTAATAATAATTGCATTTGGATTTTTTTCAACTGTCTCTTTTAATAGTTTCAAACGTGATATATAGGCCATCATTTGAAATGGAAACGAATATTTTTCTTGGTTTTCATAAAACTTTTGTAACATTGTATTACCATTAGAGTCTTTAATATCTTCCCACTCATCTACTGGTTCTTTCATAAATATAATTTTTTGATTATTGATTATTAATTCATTTTTTAAGTTTTCAAGTAAAGTTGATTTACCAGAACCAATGTTTCCCTCAATTGTAATAATTTTAACTTCTTTGTTCATTTTGTGTGTAGTATAAATATAAAGTAACTGTTTCAAGTTTACTTGTTTCAATTTTTTTATAAATTATTTTTTTTTATTTTCTATAAATGAGTTCCTAAATCTAAAACCAAAAAATTTAACTTTTTTACTAGGAGACTTTTTTATTTTTGGATGAACTTTTTTTTTGAAACTAATTGCATCCCAAATACAACAAGGATAGCACATATACTACCTCTATAATAATATAAAACCGTTGGTAACTTTTATATTATTTACAAATTAAATAAAAATTGATTTAAATGAATCGGTATAAAGTTTTTTACACATATTAAAGTAACGTTAAAATGGATTTAAATCAACGTAAATTAACTAAAAGTGAATGGGAATCTATTGAAGTTCCAGTATCATTCCAAGAAAAGGATGTTTTGAATTTAATTATTCAAGGATTTCACAATGTAAACATTAAATACAATAAACACAACTCTTTATTTCAGTTTTTGAAAATAGAATACAATGAAACAATGGAAGATCATTTGTATAATAAATATTTCGCACCAAAAATTAACGAAATGAAAAAAAAATATAGTAATGAAGAAATATTCAACGTTCAACCAAAAAGTAATCCAAATATAAAAAAAGCTGATATTATTAGAATTGAAAAAAATGATACCTCTAAGTTAAATGCCGATATTGTTTATGAATATTTACTATTAAATAATATTGAAGAAGTATTAAAATATAAACAAAAAAAAAGTTCCAAATGGTTATACCATTATTTCACTCTAAACAAACTAATTAAAAATACTATATCTAACTTGAACCGTCACGTAATGCAAATTACAAACAACGTACTATCTAAATTTGAAGAAGATGTTGATATGACAACAATTATTGAAAATTCAGTTGATTTTATTGAAAAAAATGAACTTATTTTAAAATACACTGATATGACTTTATATGAACACCAAAAAAAAATATTCAATATTATGCAAAATCCAGAATTTGATGCAAGACTAGATTTATATCGTAAAGAAATGAAAAAACAAAAACAAGAAGATAAAGATGAATATGATAGTGATGACAGTTGTGAAGAAGAAACTAAAAATAGTTCTGTTAAAACCATTCAACCAAACAAACCAAAAATTATACTATACATTGCACCAACCGGCACCGGAAAAACATTGACCCCTATTGGTGTATCTGAAAAAAATCGTGTTATATTTGTGTGCGCTGCTAGACACGTTGGACTAGCGCTTGCACGTTCAGCAATTTCAGTCGGTAAAAAAATTGCATTTGCTTTTGGATGTTCTTCCGCAGATGATATTCGTCTTCATTATTTCGCTGCTAAAGAATACACCACCAACAAACGCAGTGGTCAAATTAAAAAAGTTGATAATAGTGTTGGTGACAAAGTTGAAATTATTATTTGCGACTTAAAGTCATACTTACCCGCAATGTACTATATGAAAGCATTCAACCCAGTTGAAAATATTGTAACTTATTGGGACGAACCTACAATCACACTTGACTATGATGACCATGAGTTACACAAAATTATACAAAATAATTGGACTAATAATTTAATTCCAAATATGATTTTATCTTCAGCAACATTACCAAAATTACACGAACTCACAGATACTTTGGAAGACTTTAAAAATAAGTTTGCTGGTGCAAGTGTTTTTAATATTGTTAGCCACGATTGTAAAAAATCAATTCCAATTCTTAATAAAAGCGGTTACGTTGTATTGCCTCATTACTTGAGCACCGAATATTCTGAAGTATTACAAATTGTAGAGCATTGTGAAAATAATCTTACGTTGTTACGATATTTTGACTTGAAAGAAATTGTTGAATTTATACTATTTGTTAATAAAAATGATTACTGTATGTCAAATATGAAAATAAAACGTAACTTTCCATCTATTGATGAAGTAAATATGCAAAGTATTAAACTATATTATTTAAAGTTACTGAAAAATATTATATCTGGAACTTGGGGTGCAATTTATATATCATTAAAACAAAAAAAAACAAAACGCATATTACCAAATGATACAATTGACCCAAAAGGTGTTGCTATTAAAAAAAATATCAACCAACCAGATATACAAAATTCAAATGAAAGTGACTCTGGTAACTGTGCTCTTTATGTTTCTACAAAAGATGCATATACTTTAACTGATGGTCCAACATTATTCTTAGCAGAAGATGTTGAAAAAATTGCCAAGTTTTGTATTCAACAAGCAAATATTCCTTCAAAAGTTATGGAGGATATTATTGAAAAAATTAATTTCAACAATGGAGTAAATGAAAAAATACTAATACTCGAACGCGACTTGGAAGATATGATTGAAAAAAAGACTATGAAAGAACATATGTCGGATGACAGTTTTGCTGCGAAAAAATTTAAAAATGAAGCAAAAACCCGTACTAAAGACTTTGGAGAAAAAGATAAAGATATCAACAAAATCAATAATGAACTTGAAATCTTGCGTTCTATGATAAAAACTGCAGAACTGAATGAAACATTTATTCCCAATAAAACACTACATTTGAAAAAATGGGCCGAACATATGAATACGGTCGGTGCTTTTACAAGCGATATTGAAGAAAATATTGTTGTTGAAATTATGATGTTGAATGATGTTGCCGACAGTTGGAAAATATTATTGCTTATGGGTATTGGTGTATTCACAAATCATCCAAGTATCACTTATACAGAAATAATGAAAAAAATGGCAGACCAACAAAAATTATATATGATTATTGGTTCAAGTGATTATATTTATGGTACCAACTATCAATTTTGTCACGCTTACTTGAGTAAAGATATGAAATTAACTCAAGAAAAAATTATTCAAGCTATGGGGCGTATTGGACGAAATAATATTCAACAAAATTATACAATTCGTTTCAGAGATGATGAACAAATCAAGAAATTATTTTACAAAGAAGAGGATAAAATTGAAGTGAAAAATATGAACTTGTTGTTCAACACTTCCAAAAAGACTATTTAATTATTTATCCTTATCAATAAGTATCTCTTTTGCGACATTTCTAATTATTTTTTCGTAGTTTCTTTCGTTGTCTTCATCTTTCATTTCCCCCATAGAATTATCTAATATTTTCATATATTCTTCGTGTTTTTTAGTGGAAATGTCGTCTGCTTTTGGATTTGCTTTTAACCATTCTGGGACTAACTTGATATTCTTGTGCTCTATCAACTTAATTGCTCGTTTCATATGTTTTTTATCTTCGTCCTTTACCCAAGTATTATTATCTTTCACATGAATCACTTCACGTTTTAGGTCGCTGCAATGAATAGGTCTTTTATACACATCTAAACCTTTCAGTTCTCGTATAAGAATATTATTAATGCTACCTACATAACCTAATCTACCAAAATTTTCAAAATCTTTAAAACCTACATCAATACTATTGATAAAGTCGCTGATGTTGAACGCATCCTTACATTTTTCATTCAAGAAAATTTGTAAATTAAATTTGGTATTGTTTGTAGTATTGTTATTATTTGTTATATTATTGGTAATACTATTATTCGTATTTACCAATTCAAGAATCTTCTTATTTTGCTCAATAATAAGTTCTTTAAATTCATTGTTTTGTTTCAATAATTCAAGAATCATCGTGGTATTCATCGGATTTTCTTCTTCGGGTTTTTCTTCTATTTCTTCGGTAATTAGTGAAATATTATCTTCATTGTTTTCACTATTTTGTTCGGAGAAATTACATTTTTTCTTGTGTCCCCACAAACTTTGTCTGTGTAAATACTCTTTACCACAAGTACATATATATTTGGAACTTTTTGGAACTTTATCTGCATCATTTTGTAAGTCGTTGTGTAAGTTATCGTAAGTGATTTTATGTTTTGATGTTAATAAGTGTCTATCATATTGACTCTTGCGAGACGTATTATAGTCACAAATATTACAACGAAAAATTTTGGAACTTTCAAAGTTCTTGTTGTAAGTCATATGTAAGTATATTATACTTACAAAAAAAGTTCCTAAATACTTTTTTGTTAAAAATGAATTTATGCTCACAAAATTATGCTCTCCGACAAAATACAAAAAAATGAAATTTACAGCAATAAGCTGTAAAACACGTTTTGAAAATCAAAGTTCACCAAAATACCCTAGGTTTTGAAAATTGGACATTTATTTTTGTCCATTTTTTCAAACCCCTGGCACTTTTGTGCAAAATTTTTTAACTTTGACCTTCGGTAGTTTTATTATTTTTAACACTTTTTTGATTAAAAATAAGTGGGTGTTCGTATTTTTTTGATTTTTATGCAAGGCTAGTAACTGAAAAAAAGGTACTACGAGAAATAATTAATTTTTACGAAGAAAAATACTCGGATAAAAAATTAAAAAAGTTATTGACCAAGCCGGCCTCACTTTTTATTTTAATTAAATTACAAAGAATAATTCCCTACTTTTTGGCTGTAGTTTGCGTTGTATCGGTAGTTTTTAGTTGGGTCAAATAAAATGCAAAGTGTTTTCATAACTTTGAAAGCGTGTTCTGGATTCAACGATTTAAACGTGAGAATTGCATACTGAAACATCATCTGTATGTCTCCTTTACTTCTAAAGGAGATATACCAGTCTGGAGAATAATATGGGTTATTGGATGTATTAGAAATCATATGTCTTTTTCTCTGTATATTTGACATTGAGTCTGTATATTCGGGACAGTTGCATACTTTTTCTAAAAACTTCTTCCTTTCGGGAGAATTCGAAATATACTTTGTCAACTTTGTAAAATCAACGTGCGACTCTAGTAGTTGTATACGAACAGTTACTGGAATAAATTTTCCAATATAACTAACAATCTCTTCCGGCAAGTTGTTTTTAATTTCATTCAGAAATTTCTTGGATGATTCTACGGATGATTTCTTTACTAATTGCTTCTTTTCTATTTTTTTCTCATTTTCATTTTTCTTCACTAAAGTTCTGCACATATCCATATGAATCAACTTTGTTTTTTCGGTTTGTAGTTGGATGGAATTTGTTGACAACCAATTTTTTTGTCTACCTATTATTTCAATTTTTTGTCGGTTTTCTCGTAATTTATCGCCAACCGCTTTTTTTGTTAAATTTTTTAACTCTTTGTTAAAATCCTTTATTACCTCGTACATTTTACTTGACTCAGCGATGAGAGTAACGCACGCTACTTCTAATTTATGTTCTTCTCTTGAATAATCTCTTATTTGTTTATTACGTTCTTCAATTTCTTTGCTTATTTTTCCTAATTTTTTTTCGTATAAGGACTTTGGGACCGATTGTGGAGTTTGAGTTGTTGCCATTTTAAATGATTGGTATGTTGATGCTTTTTATGCTTCCGTTAAAAAAAGCATTTTATAAATCAATTTTTTTTTACAATAGTGTAAAAAACAATTTACTAAATATTTACATTCCACCGCGAAGTCTTAACACCAAATGGAGTGTGCTCTCTTTTTGCACGTTATAATCTGCTAATGTTCTACCGTCTTCTAACTGCTTACCACTGTAGATTAGGCGTTGTTGGTCGATTGGGATGCCTTCTTTGGATTCAATTTTTGTTTTTACACTTTCAATGGTGTCACTTGGTTCAACTTCAACGGTAATCGTTTTTCCGGTGAGTGTTTTTACAAATATTTGCATATTTTATATTAGTATAAGAAATTTTTTTAAGTGTTTTGATTTTCATTATTATTAACTGGGCGAATATAAAATGAAAGGTCATTTGTATCGGTAATATCTCGTAAAGTAGTATTAATAGATGGTAATAAATGTTCTCCTTCTTCTTGTGCATTTTGGCCGGCAACTACAAAGACAAAGTCGTTTACTTCACTCAACTCTAAATATAAATCATTACGAATTCTTGGTCTCATTATGTTATATAGTTGCGAAAGTGTAAACTGAGATGAAATGTCATACGTTTTGGTGTGAGTTGTATATGCTATTTTGAAATAACACGTAATAAACGTTTGATTTGAGTCGTTAAATCTTCGGGTGTTGTATATTACTGGATGTTGTCTAGTCATTTATATTTAAATTGTGTTAAATTTTTCAAATGTTATTGTTTTCAATTTTTTTTATTATTAATATATTAGTATGAAGAGTCAAAGTCAGTATGTAATCAAAGGAGAGAAACTTTATCAAAATGGTGAAATTATAGGTAATCGTAAGATACACATTTTAGACAGTAATAAGTTACGAGTAAAAAATGGAAAATACGTATTGACTTCTCTCTTATTAAACAAACTAAAGAATAAAAATATAAGAATTAAAAAACAGCTTTTTATAAATAACCAACAAACATCAAACAAGTATGATGAGACCTTAGAAGAAGAACCCTCAAAAAAATATACATATGAATTATCAGAAATAAATACACCCAACGTAGAAATAAATACACCCTATGTAGAAATAAATACACCCTATGTAGAAATAAATACACCCAACGTAGAAATAAATACACCCTATGTAGAAATAGAGACACCCTATGTAGAAATAGACACATCCACTGTAGAATTACATATACCCAACGTAGAACTACATACACCCAACGCAGAAATAGATACACCCAACGTAGAACAATATACACCCAACGTAGAAATAGATACACTCAAAGTAGTAATAGATACAAACAACGTAATATCACAGTATTCAAAAACAAGTAGCGGAGGTATTATTTATATTACAAATATTGTTTTGAATACTCTTTGCAATGATACTAGCACAAGTATTACAAGGGACATACCATTTTATAATGCATTTTCATTTGGAACATACTTAGTTCTTGGTAAAACATATTCTCTTACCGTAACGATTTGCGATATTAATATTACTTATCCAGCCGCAATTGTTTCCGTATGGATTGACTGGAATCAAACGAATAGTTATAATGAAAATGATTGGATACAAGTAAGCAATTATATTCCGATAGGAGAGAGTGCAAGAGTTGAATTTGTAGTTCCGATGACGGCAAAGTTGGGTACAACTGGAATGCGTATTCGGTCGCGTGGTGCAAGTGATGGTAACAAGAATGGTCCGAAAGATGCATATGTTTATATGGGTTCCGGAGACACCCAAGATTATCCGATAACTATTGTTTCAGAAGAATTATGATTTATGTGTGAATATAATTAACCTTTTTGAAATATGTTTTTTTACAGCATAGTAGTTAATAAATGATTCATATTCTTCGTCGTATTTTATTCCACATTTCATCTCTTGAGAGTTTTCATCCGTGTTTACATATTTTATTTGATAACCACCTTCATACAGTTTATTATTAAACTCTCCATATTCGTTGTATTTTATCACGTTTATAATAGTGTAGTCTATATTTTTATCTTCAAATTGAAATTTATCGCCAACTTTTGGTTCTTGCATTATATTATAACGTAAATTATATTTATTATTGTTTACTGGAATAATAATAAATTATAGGTGTGTTAGTTTGCTTCCGATGGTTCTATTTTATTAGTATTTTTTTTAGAACTCCAATAGGAATATACTTTTTCCCTAATTTCACAATAGTATTGATACCTTTCCTCTGATAGTTCACTTGGAAATATTTTACAGTTTCCTTTTGATATAGTTTCTACTTTTTTTTTATCAATTAAAGAGTTAGGATTTTTTTGAATTAGTGTATTAAATATTTTAACTGTCTTCCATTCTTCTAAAATTTTCTCAAAAATAAAAATAACTTCTTCTGCTTGAACGGAACGTTTTTCTTTTCGTTTTTTTTCTCGTCGTTCTTGTTTTTTTTCAATGTATTGACTTTTATCCATATTTATACAACGTTAGATTTATTTATTTCATTATATTCTTGAATTAATTTTTTATATATTTCATATTTTTCTTTTGAAATTTCAAAATCATAAAAGGGTATTTTATTTTTTAACATTTGCTTCTTTATATTTTTTACAATGTCAATCGTAATGTTATTGTTTTCTTTATATATTTCATCGAAAATACTTGTTGGTTTTATTCCTTTTACAATTCTATCTATTACGGTTAATATTTCATTAATCATTATTTTTCTTTTATGAATATTTCTATCATTTTGCGTAGTTGTTTTTATTAATTTATTTTCATTTCTACATACTAAGTTTCCATTTTTTATTCTAGACACAGTATGTCTAGGTAAATTCATTAGTTCTTGAATTTCAATATTTGGTTTTCCTTCTTCTATCAATTTTCTAACAGTAATAATAGTATCATCACTTACTCCATTTTTTGAGTCACGAATTGATGAAGACATTTTTTTTCTTGTCTCAATAGATTTTTCTTTTCCATAGTTATGATTTCCTTCTCCCATCATTTTTTTAGATTTTAATTTATACATTTCCTTTCTTTCAATTTCTTTACAAATCTTTTGTTTTAGTTCTCTTATTTTTAATGTATAAAAATATCCTTCCTTTCCTTCATCATTTTTATTGAAATCATTGAAAATTTCGGTTCTATGTTTTTCTTCGTTACATATTTTATACATTTCTTTTTTTGTATTAATATCACAAGTATTCAAAAATGTTTCAAACGCACACAGTTGATTATATTTCACAATTATATAGCTCTTAATATACTCTATAAACTTTAAACAATTTTCTTTTGAATAAATTTTGTATTTATTTTCTTTATCTACAAGACCAAATTTAAGAAAGTCTTTAATTTTATGCAAAATATAAGGGTATTTTGATTGTGCTATTGATATATAATATTTGTTACAGTCTTTATTGATAAACAAACAACCTTCAGCATCAAATAGACCAGATATATACTCAATATTTATACAGTTTGTATTATTTTCATTAGTAAGTACGTTATTATTTTTACAAATTTCAAATAAATTTTCTTTTTTTTCATTTACGTTAACTTTATTATTTATTTTATTGAATTCATATAATGCGTCCATTTGTGTTTTTTTTACTATTATACTATTTTTTATATATTCAACTAGTATTTGATATTCATTGCTTCTTATTATTAAGTTAAATTCATTTCTCTTGTTATATTTGTCATAAAAACAGTGATTCATTACATCTTCTGATTTATTCCTACTTTTTGTTGTTGTAATAGTTCCCCCAAAATGATACCGAATTATTTGTAAAATATTTGTTCTACATTGTGTTATTGATATTCCAGATTGATAACCATCTCGTATTTTACGTATAAAGATACAACCGTCTCCATCAATAAAACCAGAAATATATGATGGATGCGGTGGTTCTTTTTTAAATTTATCTAAATGATATAAATTATTTTCTTCTATTGAATTCATTATATATTGTAGCATATACTTTTATTTTTAAGTTGTTTTCAATTTTATTTTAATTCTTGCCTTCCAAATTTCAGAAGGAAAGAATTTTATTTATTTAGTTTTACAAAAAACAACACGCAAATAGTAACAGAATATAAACTGTTTTCGCTTAGTTGCTATACGCTAACCCACCCCAGTGGTGTTATTCTTTACTTTCATAAAGAATCTGGACTATCCCTTAAGTCATCATAGAAAATTGCTAGTTTTCTCAGACCCATTCCATTATAGTCTCTGAACCTTCTTCTTATGCTTGCATTATCGCACTTAGAAGCTTGGCTGCAGATTGTCCAATCCTTTTCGTTATTACTATGCTTTAGGTCGTTACCCCAAGTATTTATTATGTTTTCACACAATAAAGTAGTAGAAAAGGCTGTAAGGATGTTCCCGCAATTTAGAAATGTTGCCTCTTCCAGTCAGAAAGAGACTAGCTGGTTATATAATATATGCTGCTGGCGCAACACACATATTTGCTTTACACTGTTTATCCATATTAGGAAGCAAATATCTAATATGGCAGCCAACTGTTCGGCACAGGTAGTTAGAATGCCGGACATAATTCTTAAAACGTTGTAGTTGGTGGCATAGACACGAACCTTGGCAGTTCGGGTGCCTTCAACGGTGGCGTTGGAAAGAACTAATTGAAGAGTGGCGTTATCAATTCTGGAGAAGTTGCAAGTTCCGGATGGTTGATGTTCTTCTGGTCTCAATGCGAATGAATATACGTTAATACCTTCATCTGGGCAGCGAGTGTGGGCTTGGTATGGTTGAACCCACGAGAAGTAAGAACCTTCACGTTCAGAGAAGCGATCTTGGCCGTTAAGTTGTAATTTGGCAACAACAACTGGGTTTTGGCCCCAACAATGCATATCAAGGGAGGTTTCGGATAATACGAAGGTACCAGCATCAGAGACAGTTGAGCCGCCGTTGTGATCAGTTGGTTGGAAATCAGCAGCAGAAAGACCAAGAGATGCAAGAGCAGCGGTGTTGTCAATAGTTGGGTTCAATGGAACACCTTTACCACCGAAGTTTGGCTCGTTGTAAGCGTTGTTGTAAACGCCACCGTGCCAGTATCCAGTGAATCCATCAGGGATGGCAGCATCAAGAGCACCGGCGTCTTGGAATAAACCTCGTGCATCAATGTAAGCACCTGCGCCAGCAGTTTCAGATGGACCACCGAATGCATGGATAGCATTTGGAAGGGCATCAATAGCATCGGTGTAGTTGAATGGTTGGGCACCTAAGACCTTGAATAAAGTTGCGTCACATAATAAAGACGAACAGTAATCTACGTTTTGATCTGGTTGGACAACCCAGATTAATTCCTTAACTGGGTGGTTGAAGTTCAACTTAATCTTGTTGGATGATGAACCAACTGATTCATCACCGGTGAATTGAAGTTGAGTGATCAAGTATTCGTGAGGGTTTTGTGCGAATCTACGACGTTCATCAGTATCTAAGAAGACATAATCAACGTATAAGGAAGCAGCAACTAAAGATTGGTTGTATGCAATAGTGGCAGTGACTGGAGCACCAACGGTGTATTGATTTTGAGCAAGATTTGGGTATCCATTTGGTCCAGGACCTCTTGGGTTTCCACTCTTTGGGTTATCAGTACTGTTGCAACTCAAAGAGGTAACTGCCCATAAGCACTCATCAATAGGACGTAAATCAAGGTTAATCTTGACTTCGTGGTATTGAAGGGCGATTAAAGGAAGGGCAAGACCAGGGTTGGTACAGAACCAGAATTGAAGAGGAACATAAAGAGTGGTTTCTGGTAAAGCGTTACGAGGAGCACAAACTTGACGTGGTGCAGTAGAGTCACAAGGACCATCAACATCAGCGAAGGAAGGATCAGTGATGAAGGTTAATTGAGTAGTGTTACCAATCATCTTGAAGTAACCGCGTTGTTGCTCAGCAGTCATGGTAAGTTGGTTCCAGATGTGCATCCAGTCACCGTATTGACGATCGATGCGTTGACCACCAATTTCAACTTCAACTTGGGCGATAAGTTGTTCGCCAGGGAAATCTAACCAACGAGCATAGACAGAGTATGCGCCAGAGGATAGAGTTGCAGAGTTACCCATAAGTTGGTTGATTTCAGGAAGGGTAACTTGTAAGTAGGTGCGGTAAGCAAGATCACCGTTTCTACTGATGATGCAAGTTACACGACGACCGAAATCGGCTTGGCCGTTGAAGGTTTGCTCAATTGATTCAATTGAGAAGTTGGTGTATCTTCGGTATGTGACTTTCCAGAAAGTAATTTGAGGATTACCTGTTAGGTATACGTCCTGAGCGCCGTAAGCTACGAGTTGCATTAAACCGCCTCCCATGTTTATAATATTGCTAAAGAAAAAAAATATTTGAAAAATAATTTAATTCATTTAATTAATTCATATTTACTAATATTCAACGCCAACTTGAAAAGTTATGAAACAACTTTATTCAAGTCGGAGTTTGACTTCATAAACGTAAGTAAATATGAATCGTGTAAGATTTCTTTCTTTCCTTCGTGATTTTTCGTAAAAATGTAAAGGTCGTTCTTTTTCTTGATTTTCCAACCATCATTCAATGCGTTGTATAAAAAGACCATTTTATGAAATTTTTCATTTTCTAAAGTAATATCTTTTTTATTTTCAATGTTTATTTTGATTTGAATTGGTTCATCCATTTATCCTTAATATTTTCAAGAAAACTAAAAATAATTTTAAACCAATGAAAATTATAATATTTTCATCAATAAGTAATTAAATAATTCTGTTTATTTTTATAAAGTACAACAATATATGCCAAGTTTCAAACCGAAAACTACCAAAAAAATCAAGGTAAATAAAAAAAGTATAGTTACCTTGGATGGAAAACACAATGAATTTATTAATGAATTTAATAAAGATGAACAAGATAAGATACCTAAACTAAAAAATGAAAAGGGAGAAATATTGAGTCAGTTGAAAGAAAATGAAGAAACACAAAATTTATCAATAGAACAAGTATTAGACCTAAAGGACCGTATTGAAGAAATAAATGAAGAAATTAAAAATATCAAAATGAAAAAAAAAGAATATTTTTTGGATAATTCTAAATATATTTTTGATTATTTTGAAAATAAGAAAAATATTTCCAATGGTGTTGAAAATACAAATAAGTCAAAGAGTAAAATATTGAATTCTTTTTTCAAAATCAACCAAGGTGACACGATTCAAGATGCGAACAATATTAATAATAAAAACAATAATATTTTTAAAAAATATTTATCAAATATAGATGACTCTTTCTTGGACATTAACGCGTTTATTAGACCGTCGGATATATGCCAACATTGTTTCAAAGGTGAGTTAATACCCCTAGACGATGAAGGAGTATTGATATGTAATGCTTGTTCAAAAAATGTTCAGTATTTAATAGAAAATGAAAAACCATCTTATAAAGAACCACCTAAAGAAGTTTGTTTTTATGCTTATAAAAAAATCAATCATTTTAAAGAAATTCTGGCACAGTTTCAAGGAAAAGAAACAACACAAATACCAGAAGAAGTGATTGAAAATTTAAAACAACAGATTAAAAAGGAGAGAATTGATATGAATAAAATGACTTATTATAAAACCAAAGAAGTATTGAAAAAATTAGGATACAACAAGTACTATGAACATATCAATTTTATTAAAGACAAGTTGGGACTGAAACCACCGATTATTTCACAAGAATTGGAAGAAATATTGTGTAATTTTTTTATGGAAATCCAATACCCATATGCGAAACATTGTCCGGATTATCGTGTTAATTTTTTACATTATTATTATGTTTTGTACAAGTTATTTGAGTTATTGGGAGAGAAACATTACCTATCAGAAATTCCAATGTTGAAAGATAGAGAGAAACTAATAGAACAAGATACAATTTGGAAAAAAATTTGTGAAGAGTTAGACTGGGAATTCATCGCTACTATTTAATTTTTATTTTTTATAAATGTATAGTTTTTATCATAAACTATATATTTATATATCATACTTTATAAGTTATAACCTTATAGACCCCCCGGGAAACCTACCAGATTTGCACCGATACCAAAACCAGCACCAGAACGGGCAGTTACACCAATACTTGGAATATAAGTATCCAAGATACTAAAGGTGGCTGCGGCAGTTAATGCAAGTAAAACAATTTCATCAATCTTTAAAGATTGTTTTGGAATAGCGTATGCAGCAATAGCAACCATTAAACCTTCAACAAGGTACTTGATGACTCTTTTGACAAGTTCGGCAATATCAAACATTTATAATAAATAATAAGAAAAAAAAATGAAAATTAAAAATAATTAATTTACAAAATAAAAACTTAAATGAATTTATACAAAATAAGTTATAATGAGTGCCCCTAATAGTAGTTTTGAACGAAAAACCGATTTATCTGGAAAACCAAATCCTAAATATGTTGACTTACTAGAAGAAGATAAACCAATCGCAGGACAAAAATTCGTTTGTGTGTCTTTTGTTTCTCCGGACAAAATTCTAAAGCAAAAAGAAATTTTTTTGTTTGAACAGTTCCTAAAGAAGTGGGATTTTTCTAAATCTATGGAAAAATTTCATCAATTTTTAAATTTTTTATCTTATAAGTATAAATTGGTTTTTGATGATGTTACTAAAGATTTTCAAGAGTTTATCAAGGAAGAATATGAAAATTTATTACAAAGTAGTATGGAAGATGATTTTAAAACATTCTTAGACCAAAATGAAGAGGACCTTGAAAATGCATTCAATGTTAAACATAATTTTCAAACTTGCACACGCGGATTAAAAATTAGAGGCGTATATCCAACTATGGAAGAGGCTGAGTTACGTTGTAAGATGTTGCGCGAATTGGACCCAAATCACGATGTTTTTGTTGGACCAGTTGGTTTATGGATGCCTTGGGACCCAGAGGCATATAAAACTGGGCGCGTTGAATATATGGAAGAAGAGTTGAACCAGTTAATGCACGAGAAAACTAAAAATGAAGATTTCGCTAAGTCGGCATTTGAACAACGTGTGAAAGAAACTAAGAAAAAAGCAATTGAAGAAAATATCCGTAAAGCGGAAACTACTGGTGCTTCTTTGACACAAACAATAGATGAAGAAGGCAATTTGATTGGTGTAAATAATATGAATACTCAAGAAACAATTTTGAAAGAACAAGATGTGATTTCATCTGCTGATATTCGTAAAGAATTGTTTGAAGGTGAGAATATTATTACTGGAAAGACTGATAATGGACAAAGTGAGTTAGTGAGTGGTCCATTTGCTAAAAAAAAGAGTGAATAATAGAAATTATTTTGTTGTAGAAAAATAAATTCTGATTGAAAGTGCAAAAAAATAATTTTTTTCATAAGTTATATAAATTATGAAAAAATACGTATTGTTGTTAATAATTGTAATATTTGCCGTTTTTAGTTTTGTTGTTTTTAGAAGTGTTGAAGGTTATCATGGAGGTGGGGGTGGTGGCGGTGGTCACGGAGGGGGAGGCGGTCGTGGTGGTGGAGGTGGTGGTCGTGGAGGTGGAGGACGTGGTGGGGGTGGTGGTCGTGGAGGGTATGGAGGACATGGATACGGAGGGTATGGACGTGGTCGTGGTTATTATGGTGGTTACGGTGGATACTATGGTTCAAGTAGTTATGCTATTAACCCACTGTTTTTAGATTACTATGGAGGATACAACCCAAATTATTATTACTTGTATGACGACACCGATTATTATTTAGTAAAAAGACCGCGTGGTGAATATATTTTAGATATATAAGTGTAATGACTTAAAAATATATTGTTAAATATTTTTAAGTGTATAAAATATGACCTACACAAAAGTAAGCGATAGAGAACCGAAACAAGTTTTTTTAGATGAAAAGAAACCTAGTATGAATTTAATTGTTCACGGACAAGGGGTATTTATTTTTCAAAATCAAGATAATACCAAAAGTTCTTGTTTTCAATTATACAACAAAGACAATAAAAATGGATTGAAAGTAGAGTTTAATGTAGGTTCAGTAAAAGTGACTAAAATACAACCTAACGAACCGTACGTAGATAATACAAATAATAAGGGTTTAATAAATAAAAAGGGTTCATATTACTGGTTTAGTGTTGATTCTCAAAATCAAAAATTACAAGCGGGTGTTGGGGAACCTCGTATAGAAAACGTGATATATACTTATCAATTTTCAAATGCTGATAAAACACTGTGGGAAACAAACAAAACTTTTTTAGAGAGTTTGATTTCTGTAAATGCGAGTGATAAAAATATAAAACCAATGAAACTTTTAAAAGACCCAATTACAAGAACTGTTCCTTTACTTGTTAAAAGTACAGATGAATTAACAATGAATGATATTGCAAATAATGCATATCTACCAAAATCGCATTTATCCCCAGTTGCTCAACAACTATTTGATTGTATTTCTGGTAAAAGTTTTGTATTAAATGATAGTGATTTTCCAGATTTTTCAAAAGCAATTGAGTATAGTATTGCAACTCCCGGATTATGGTGTTATGAGAAACTAAAAGAAAAAAGCACAGAATTTAATAAGGACGACCCAAATATTTTGGAAACCTACTTGCGAATCACATTGAGTGAAAACAATGGCGAGTCTCCCGGAATACCTTATGTAATGGAAATATGGCCAGTTGGTCATTATTCACCAATACATAATCACGGAGGTTCAAGTGCGGTAGTTCGCGTATTGAATGGAAAAATTAATGTAAAGTTATATCCTTTTTTATGTTATGATGATAAAGATGGCGTTGAACCTTTCAAAGAAGTTCAAGTAATAAAAGACGAAGTTACGTGGATTAGTCCAACATTAAATCAAATTCATCAATTACATAACTTAGATTCTAACAAAGATACATGCATCACCATACAATGTTATATGTATGAAAATGACGACTCATTACATTATGATTATTTTGATTATCTTGATAACAAAGGTAAAAAACAAAACTACGAACCGGATTCAGATATGGATTTCATTTTATTCAAGGAAACAATGAAACAAGAGTGGGCGAGTCGTAACAGTGTAGTTAAAAGTACAACAATCAAAAAATGGACCAGTATATTTTCGTCTTGTGGAAAAGAATAAAGTTAATGATGTGTTGGTATAATTATTATTTATATTTTGTAATAAATAATAATTTAAATTTCAAGTTGTATAAAAATAATCGTTGTTAAATATTTTTTTTAATTTTACTCCTCCAACTTGATGAGCAACGTTTGCTTAACCAATAGGTTAAGCAAAAAACTTATTTTCCCAACTGGAAAAGCAAGATTATTACCACTTTGTTTTCTTGACACTAATTTTAGGTCCTTGTCCTCTTTTCTTTACATTATTTGGGTCATATTTTTCGTCTTCTTCGTCAGAATGCATATCTTTAGATAAGTCCCAGAATTCTTTACTACCTAGTTTAAAATCATTGTGTGAGTCAGCCTTGTACCACATCACTTGGTCGTGTAGTTTATTGGACTTTGAGTTGTTATTAATTACTAAACACTCGTAATTTTCTGTACATTGGTCCATGACTTGACAAAAAGACTCAAATGTGGGAAACATACCGGCGTAGTTGTCATAAATTCTCTTACGGTTCGCAATATATGGCTCTCTTAATATAAAAACGTAATCTATATTGGTGCGGAGAGTTGGGGGTATTCCTAATGGATACTGCATAGTAATGATCAACATTATCTTCCAATGTCTACCATTCATAAATAAAAGACGCATCATTTTGTCACGAGTCCAAGTACCGTCATATAAACAATCATCTAAAATCACAAAAGCGCGAGGGTCAATCGTAGACCTTTTAAAAGTTTCAATTTCTTTTTTGATTTGTTTCAATACGGATTTTTGTCGTTTTAGTATATTTTCAACGATTGCAGTATTGTATTCGTTGTGAATAAAAAGTTTAGGTACTAATTTTCCGTAGAACCCATTACCTTCTTCAGTTCCCGCAACAACAACACCAATAGGAATATCTTGGTGGTAGTAAAGAAGGTCACGAACAAGAAAACTTTTACCAGTGTCTCTTCTTCCAATTAAAACAACAACCGGACCTTTAGATTCATTGGGCTTGAAACTAATGGTTTTCATATCAAATTTTTTTAGTTCTAAAGTCATATTTTATTATAATTAAGAAAAAATGTTTAAAATAAAATACGCATCTTAATTTGTATTTTAGAAAAATCAATTCATTTGAGTTCAAATTAAAGAAAAATACATATAGAGTATAATTATATTTAATATGACAATGAATCATTTGAATGTGAGTTATGAAAAAAGAAAGAATGGTGAATTATTTAAGAGTTTTCAAGATGAAGATTTGACAAATATTTCCAATATTCAAAACTATGTTCCTATTTATAATAAATTTTTTGCTCTAAATGAGACAAATTATAATTCAATAAATCTAAACCACGAATGGTATATTACTAAAGTATTAAAACAAGTAGATTATAATTTGTACAAGTGCGAGTTGAAACATAACAAGACAGAAAAAACAAAAACAAAAAATATTTTTTTTAAGATGGCACCATTATTAGACCCATTTAAAATGATAATAGGAAAGTACGATATAAATAATACATCATTGTATAATTTACCAACATTTGATTCAACAAGTAAAGAAATCCACGAAAAAATTTTGGACCAAAATAATACGGCGTATGTTGATAGTTTGTTTACATTTTTTACCTCTCAATTGAATAAAAAGTACAAATTTGAACACGGTCTTGATTTCTATGGTTCTTTTTTAGCAATTAAACAAAAGTTTGTATTTAATATAGTAGATGATTTGGATTTTATATGTAAGTCAGACTATTTCAATAAAAACAAGAATATACTATTTAAAGTAGAAGATTATAATTTTTTGTTGAAAGATGACCACGGTAAAAAACCACCAATTAGAATAGCTGACCAAGAGGTGAATCCTCTAAGCTTATCATTAAAGTCTATACAAAATGAATTATTTGATGACATATTTGAAGATAACGATAAAGTTGAAAAATACGAAGAAAATGAAACGCAACATTTATCATTGGACAATTTAAAAGAATTTTCAATAGAGTTATCAGATTTGCAGTCTCCTTTGACAAGTGATGACTTAAATAGTCAAGTAACGAAAATAGCAACTACTATTAAATCTAATTCTTCTAGCGGTTCATCTTGTTCTTCAAGGACATCACATACATCAAATGACGAAGTAGTAGAAGTTGTATCATCTGCATCTTCATCAAAGGATAATATTCAAAAAAAATCATACAATGACTCTGATAGTGGTAGTTATTCAGATGAAAACGATTCATCATCTGAAGGTAGTAGTGAAGAAGATGAAGAACGAGTAGATGTTATATTAGAAAAGTTCCCTATTCAAGTAATTTGTATGGAAAAATGTGAAAATACATTGGATGATTTAATTTGTAATGATGAGTTGAGTGAAGACGAAATATTTTCGGCACTAATGCAAGTAATTATGAGTTTAATAACATATCAAAAAGCATTTGCTTTCACACACAATGACTTACATACAAATAATATAATGTATAATCCTACAGATAAAAAATATTTGTATTACTGTTATAATAAAACGTACTATAAGGTTCCAACTTATGGAAGAATTTATAAGGTAATTGATTTTGGTCGTGGCATTTATAAATATGGTAACAAACAATTTTGTAGTGACTCTTTCAAGAACGGTGAAGATGCTGCAACTCAATATAATATTGAACCATACTTCAACAGCAAAAAACCAAGACTAGAACCCAACTACAGTTTTGACTTATGCAGACTAGCTTGTTCTATTTTTGATTATATAATTGAAGATATGGACCAAATTTTGGACTTTGATGAATGCACACCATTAGTGAGACTAATTGTTGAATGGTGTTTAGATGACAATGGTGTAAATATATTGTATAAAAACAATGGACAAGAGAGATATCCTGATTTTAAGTTATACAAGATGATAGCCCGTTGTGTTCATAACCATACTCCACAAGCACAGTTAGAACGTAAAGAATTTGATAAATATAGTGTAACTTCTGTTCCAAAAAATGAAAATGTGATGAATATAGATGAAATACCTTATTTATATGAAAAATAAATTATGTTAGTTGATGATTATTATTTTATATTTACATTATAATATAATAAATGAGTTATGGATTTATAGTATTAAGACACGTTACGTCTGAATTAACAAATCAGTACTGGAATGAATGTGTTAGATGTATTCGTAGATTTTATCCCCAAAGAAAAATAGTCATAATAGATGACAATAGTAATAAGGACTTTGTAAAAGCTGAGTTTGAATATAATAATATAGAGTATATACAGTCAGAATTTCCTCAAAGGGGCGAAATTTTACCGTATTATTACTTTCATAAACATCATTTTTTTGAAAATGCTGTAATTATTCACGACAGTGTATTTATACATAAAAGAATTAATTTTGATACTTTAAAAAATTTAAAAGTGGTTCCCTTATGGCATTTCTCTCATGGAAAGGATGAAAATACTAAAAGGTCATTAGAAATAAGTAGTTATTTAAAAAATAATGATGTAATAAAAAGAGAGTTACATAATACAAAAAACTTTCATGTGATGGGACTAGGTAACCCGTGGCAAGGTTGTTTTGGTGTTCAGAGTTATATAAATTATCATTTTTTGAGTTACTTGCAAGAAAAGTATGGTTTATTCAATGTGTTGAAGGTAGTTAAATGCCGTACAGACAGATGTTGCCTAGAAAGAATATATGGTGTAATAATTTCATTAGAGTTTAAAGAGTTGACAAAAATAAAGTCACTTTTAGGTAGTATTTTAAGTTATAGAAATAGTTACTATAGTTGGGGTTACTCTTTTGAACAGTATAAAGATCATATTAATAAATATAAAAAGTCTCCAGTACCCATTGTAAAAGTGTGGACCGGGCGTTAGTTGCATCGTTTATAACGACGAGTATTTTTTCTCTTGTATATTTTTTTATTTTTTCGTAGTGTTTTTCTTTTCTTTTTTCCACCAAAATATTTTCTTATCCGAGTAAATAGTTCTTCTTCATCAGATAATGGTTCATCTAATAGTGTCGCAACTGGAATAACATTTGTATTTCTTGGAATTTTAATGTTTCTTGCAGTTTTGTTTATAACTTTTACTTCTTTTACAAGTGGAGGAGATTCTCTAACTACACTTTCTTCATCCAGATAAAGGTAACTATGTTTATATGTTGATACGTTAGTAGTTCTGTATAGTTCAATATTCTTTTTATCAAAATTATCTCTTGTATATTTTATTTTATCTGAAAGTGTTTCGCCACTTTTATCATAAAATTTGTATATATTTATAAATACAACTTCATTGTTTAAGTCGCGTAATATTTTTGACTGAATATAACTATCAATGTATTTTCCATAGTATGTAAATGGCCCACTACTATAATTGTTGTTTGGTCTTTCGTATAATATATGGTTACCATTTTTTGTAGTATCAATAACATAATAATAATGACCAATTATCAAATCATCTGAAGTTAGTAATTTATATTCTGATGGAAAATATACTCCAGTTGTATCTTCTTCATCTTCATCGGAATTATCACCTTGGTTATTCATATTGTTTTATATAAAGTATATAAAATAATAGTTTAAAAATTAGGATTATCCACAAAAACTTCAGTAACTACTTTACCTCCTCCTTCTTCCATTACTGGTTTCAGTTGGTCAATGACAAAATTTCCACAAATAACACTAAAATAAACCAATAAAGAGTCTCTAATTAAATATTTTAATGGTTTGTTTTCTTTTTCAATAAATCGCATTTCAATAAATTTTGCAATAAAAAATACAATGGAAATAATCGCAGCAACTACAAATATATTACTCATACTAAAGAATTATTTAAAATACTATAGAACAAAGTTATTTATTATTTTACGCAAATAATAAATAAATTCAAAAAACATTTTACTTTCTAAGCAAGAACCTCTATGTCATCAAGTAACAAGTCTGGTATTAAATTCATTTCGGGTTCTTCTATATTGTGAACATCTAAACTGCCGAGTTTAACATCCTCGTCCATTATTTTTAACCGTGAATCACCATCATCATCATCTTCGGATTCTAATTTGCGTTGTGCATTTCTCTCAACACTAATTTGTTCTAAACGATCAAAATCTTTGGATGCTTCTATAGAAACCTCATTATTATTTTCATCCATTGTATAGTCAATGTTATTAAAAGATAATTTGGTAGATTTTTCAGTTTCAATAAATGTAGTTTCTAATGTTTTTGAAAGTTCATTTTCGTTGTTATTTTCTGTAACTGAATCTGTTGTTGATTCAATCGTTTCTTCTTTTTTTTCTTGACTTCCACCTTCTTTAATAATTTGTGTTTCTTCTTCTTTTTTGGTAGGTTGTTCTATAATTTGTTCTTTCACTTCTTCTACGACATCTTCTTCTACGGTTTGGTCCATATATGCTTGTAAAATACTTTCAACTGGAATACTGTCTCTTACAGTGTTTAATATACATTCTTGAACAATGATTTCTAATTCCCGAAAATGTTTTTGAATTTGTAACGGAGGAATATTAATTTCAAATAAGTATACGTTTTTATAAACTTTCCTTGCAACGTTAACATAAATTTTATGAATAAAGTCATCCAGTTTTGGAATACTCACATCTATTTTTCTTTGTTTTTGACCAACTCTAATTGCAGTTAATAATTTTAATTGGATTATGTGAACACACGTTACTAAATCTTCTAAATAGTTACAACCACTTTTTTCAACAATTCTTTTTCTCTCGGTTTCAATAATTGTAGGGTTCCATTTTGGAATTCTAGTAATAAAATTCTGAAAAGTCATCAAGTATTTATCCATTTCATTATTGTCTTTACATAGCTTCAAGGCTTCATCAAAAATAGATTTTAAACCATCCACAACATGCGGAGTTAATATAGTTAATAAACGTGAACCCCATTCGTTCTTTGACTCGTGCAAACTTGAAACATTAAAGTCATCCATATTACATAAAAGAAATATTTTCTAAATTGCATTCTAAACTCAAAAAAACAAAATTCAAAATAAATAGTATTAATATTTTTTCGTTTCTAAATTCTTTGCGTATTTTGTTAAAAGTAAATAGTAACTCGTATTTTTTAATTTCGGTTACATTATTTATTTCATTCTTTTCAATATAATCAATCAAGTCTAGCCCACTATAACCTTTTTCATATAATTTTGTTGTGTGGTTGATTAACTTTTCATGTGTCAAGTCGGTTGTCATATTTTTTGCTATAAATTTTTTCAACCATTCGTTTTTTTGATTTTTGCTTTCTCTCAAATTGAATGTTTTGTTCAAAATGTGTTCATACAAATTGATTTCTTTTTTGTGAATCGTCGGTTCTGGTATATAAATTTCGCAAAATCTTGATAAAATTGGTTTTAATAGTTTATATTTGTCTTCTACAATTATGAAAAAACGAGTAGTGTGATTAAACAGTTCAATACAACGTCTCAATGCTGACTGAGCGTCTATCGTTAATTTATCTGCGTTTAATAAAATGACACTTTTGAAATTATCTCCGCCATTTGAGTTTATGTGGGTTTTGGCAAAAAATTTTAATTCTTCACGAATGAATTTGATACCTTTTCCGTGAGCACAATTTACATACATTACATAATTTTTGATTCTATCCTTGTCTTCATTATATATTAAATTTATAAACTGATTGACTACGCTTTTTTTTCCATTCCCGGATTCACCGTGAAATATAATGTTTGGAATTTTATGGGTTTTGTAAAAGAAATTCAATTTTTCCATAATAGGTTCGTGAATTTGAAATGACATTTAAATATTTTGATTATTATTATTAAAGTCAAAATATTTATATAATAATGAACGTAATATATATTATTTATTTGTAAATAATTATAATTTATAGTAAAAAAAATGTACGATTGCTGATATGAAAGTTACAGCACCAATAAAAGCAACCCTACGTTTTTGTTTTATGTAATTTATTGCCGTATTCGGGGTCATATTGTTATATTTAATTAAATAACACGCAACCAACGCACAAGAACGTTGTTGTCCGGCGTAACAATGTACTAATACCGATTCTTTATTATTTATACTGGTATTTATTTTCTCTAGAACATTTGTATCATCCAATAATTGTAAAAATAATTTATTTTCGTATGGGTCATCATCTATTGGTATTCTAATTGTATTTTCATTTTTATTGGTAAAAAAAACATTATTCGTACAATTTACAATCAAATTAAATTTTTCACTATGATTCAACGCAGATGCGCTGCCAACATATAAATACTCTATTATTTCGTCATACATATTTTCGCGCAGCATATTATTATATTATTATAAAGAAAATTTTATTATGTTTTATCAATATATTCATCAAAAAGTTTATACAATAATTCATAACTCATATTTGGTTTTAATTTTGATTTGTCCATTGTTACAGAACAACCACCGGTTGCAATGATAGAAACATCAAATTTCTTGATGTTGTTATCAAGTGAATAATGAATAATATCACGAATGTTATCAATATTTTCGGAAGTATGTAAGTGTAATGAAAATTTTGTAGAGTCTATTTTTTGTTGCAAACATTCATCAATAATATATTGGTAGTCCTTGAACAGTAAAGTTCCACAAGTATCAGATAAACAAAATTCATTCACGTTGGTATTTTTGTTATAGTAAATAATTTCATTTATAATAGCATCATTACTTATTTTTCCTTCTATCGGACATTCATTCACACAAGATATGTATAATTTCATATTATAGTGACACGAAGGTTTATTAGACTGTTGAATATTTATTTCATTAATCATATCATTTAATTCTTTTTTTGTTTCTTCAAGTGTTTTGTTAATATTTTTCTTCTGAAAACTGTTTGAAGCAGATGTTAAAAAGGAAAAATTGGTAATCCCATTTTGAATTGCAGTATCACACCCTTTTTTATTAGGAACCAACATATATAAGTTGGGTGAATAGTTTGTTTGGTTCAACTCTGTTTTATTCATTGTAACTTCTTTAAATAACTCAATAGAGTTAGCCATAACTGGTAAAACTTTTGGATTCACGATTGACCCAATTTCTATATTTTTAGGTTCGTGAAAAAAACAAATGTTGCTATATATTAACTTTTTTGTTTCCAGTGTAACTAACGTTTGTTCATATTTGGAGTACCCTTGTAGTCCATCTCTCAAAGAAACATCAAATAGTGTAGGATTTAATTTTTTATAAATGTAATTTACTTTTAGTTTTTTCATATTCCAGTTATTATATACTTTTATTAAGTTTGATGTCTTTAATAAATATATAAAAATATTCATTTTTCTAAATCAATATTTTTATTTGTTGTATATTATTATTTTTACACATTTTTACATTTCAAACGCCGATTTTTAATTTAACTTTCTGTAAAATTGTTGAACTACATCGTTTCTTTCATCAATAGTTAATAATCCTAAAAATATATTTATTTTTGTTTTTGCCGATTTTTTGTATAAATGAATGATGTATTTGTCTATATTATCATTTGTTCGTAAAGAAATATTTCTCTTGAAAATATTGTAAAAATTATCAACATATCCATACATAGTAGCCTTATCATTATTAGCATACGCAATAATATCATTTATCAACCAGTTTTTATCTTCTTCTGGATCTTGGCTTTGTGCGTCAATAATCCAATATTTATAATATAATTCCAATAGTAAACTTCGCGTTTCTTTATAATTTATAATATCATTCAATAAGTTTTTATCTTGTAAATTATATGTGTATGGAATAATTTGTAAAACAATATCTAATGGTAATCTATCTATAAAATCCTTCATAACATATTATTTATATAGTTTTTATATCAATTCAGCAATTGAAATGTAAAAAGGTTTAAAAAATAGGTTGATTTGTAACTAATTCTTGTGCAATCATTCCTAATGAACCAATCATAGCGAGTCTTCCGTGATTAAGCTCAGCATTTGACATAAATGTTTCGTTACTTCCTATGAATGGAACTGGTAGGTTAAGTCCCAAGTCTCCCGCTGGATAATCTCCCTTCATCGTAAAATATCTTGATGGATAGATGAAAGGATTTTCCCAACCTAACAGCATAGAACGAAACTCAGCTACTGCTGCCAACATTATAAATAATGTTAATGTAGTACTATCTACTTTATCCAAAACATGAATACCCTTTTCATGAGTAACTAATTCAGTTGTCGGTATGGCAACAGCAGATATCATTCCCCATCTTCCGTGTTTTAATTCAGCTTCACGCAGTTTAACTAGTTCACTTGGCGGCTTGTCTTTTGCAAATCCAAGAGGGTCAAAGTAACCCAGCGGTTTAGTAACACCGTTAGTAAGTTTAAAACTATCTACAGAACAAAACATTAAAAAAAGTAAACCAAGAAAACTGTACATTTATAATTTATATATATTATATTTTTTAAGTTGGTTATACTTAAACACATATATAAATTTTTGTTATATTATACGGCATTTGTTAAACTATGTGTAAATGGGTTTTGTCTAAATGCATTCAATAAATCTGGTGCGATACGTTCGCAGTTAATATTTTGGTCGTATTGTTGTGGACTTCTAATAACACCATAGTTTTCTTTTACAACTGGTTTATATCCCATATTATTAGGTACCCACATACGAGTATTATCTCTATCAGAGTCTATCTTTGCAACATTCACATTCATTGTTTGGTTGTATATTTGAGTATTTCCGTGGTTTGTTCTTGCAACAACACTTGGTTCTTTTGTTGTATTGTTTGTTTGCATATATGCCGCACTATAATTCATATCACCCCATCGTGAAGAGTAACCACCGGCGTTACCAATTGAACTACAAGTAGTAGAGTCACGTTGATTGGTAATTGCTTGTTGGTCTGCAACCATATATCCTCCTCCTTCGGTTTGGGTATTAATGTAAAAGTTCGGGGAGTATAGAGTAGTTTCTTTGATAGTTGTAGGAGTAGTATCGTTTGGATTATTTACGTAGTTTGATGCTACTTTTGAACCAGCATCGCCATAAACTCTTACATTTGATGAATACTCTGCTTTTCTGGTTGGTTTCATTATATCCAAAATAGGAGCAATTACTGCACCAATTGCTCTACCAAAACCACTGCGCATTGTATCTGGTTGTCTTTGAAATGTTCTGTTATTTACATAAGTTGTGTAGTTGTTTTGTCTGTTATCGGTATCTTCGTGAGTGCCACGACCTACAGCTGTACAATGAGGCGCATCAGTTGCGTTTAGTTGTTTTCTTTTGGTTTCTTCATGTGCACTTTCAACATAACCAGCATTTTTTTCTGAAGGAGCAGCAACACCAGTGTAAGAACGTGTAGTTGCATTTCGCATAGTATCGTGAACTTCTTGTACTGGTTGCAACATTTGACCTTTTTCTTGACCAGTAGTTGTTAACCAACGGTCTTGAGTTTGAATATAAAATGTATCTGGTCTATATTTCTCAACTTTACCTTCAATACCAACATTCTTAACATAGGAATAAGATGGTCCTTCGTGATTTGACAAGGAATATTCTAACTTTGGATTCGTTGCGACTCTTAATTCATCTACATTTTTAGGTAACCACTCGTTACGAGCTTCCATTCCAGAGTTATAACCTCCACTACCTTCACTTGTATAGCCTTTATTTAATCCTGGACCAACATATTCACTATCAAATGGTTTTACATTACTAATTTTCATTCCCGGATTTACACGAGACTGATAAAAGTCGCTCATATTTGGAGCACCATTTGGCCATTGCATATTTTCTTGTGGTTTGAAAAGAGGTGCTTGTTCTATTTTTTTAATAATTTGAGAACCAGTTCCGGCCATATTATCTAAAATTGTTTCAGCAATATTTGCATCGTATAACTGTCCCTTAATTTTTGCACCGTAAAAAGGAATCATATTGTTATGTTTAAAGTTGCTAGAATCAACATAGTTACCAGTTAATGAATAAATGTCTTGGATTTCATTCCCAACTTTTACTCCGTTGTTTTGTAAATTTTCATAATTATTTTGATTGAAATATTTGTCACTTGCCACATTTGGATTTGGATAATTTTGAACAGTGTCTGCTAGTTGTGTTCTGTTTACAACTGGATAGTTTTGAGGCAGTTCATCAACATTTGGTAAATAGTTACGTTTTGCACCCATATTTGTAAATTCTTCTTTTTCTTGCGTAGGTTCTCCTTTTGATTTATTATTTGGTTTTTGATTTGATACAACATATAGTCCTCCTAATGCTAAAATTGGTATTGCTAATTCCATTAATATATATAAGTATTATATTTTTTCAATAGAATACTTACTTTTATTTTATTTTTTATTTTTTGAATCTTTATTATTTTGTAAAGGTAACGGAAATAAATGATTATTTGTCTCACACGGAATTTTGGATACAAAATAATCTTTTTCTAAAATTCTGGTGCTTAAATTATTTTGAAAAGGCAAACAAGTATTTTCTTGTGGATTTAAAGGCAAACTATACCAATCTACTTGTTCTAAATCACGCGCTGTCCATGCCGGCATTATAGTTCGCGACTCCTCTGTATACAATGCAGTATTTATTGGATATGATATACGTTGAGTTGGTACATTAAATTGTTGATACTGATCTTTTCCTAAACAATCTTTACTTAGTTGACGGTTTACACCTCTCAGTTCACTTTCTAAATCTACACAGTTACTCATTAAATTTGCACCCCATGTTTGAATACGTATTTGAGGGTCTGCGATATAGTCTGGTGCTGGGCCATTACCTGGTACGTTTAATATCCATCTACCAACATCGGTTGATTGTTGTAGTTGTTTTTTAATTCTGCACGGGTCGTCATGAAATCTAGTAAATGCCATCTTAATTATAGTAAATATTTTATATTTATTATTATTTTATTTGAATTACTATTTTATTATAAAAACAGTGTTTCAAGTACTTACTGGGTGAACAGTTGCAGTTATTTTAACGTCTGCTGAAGTAGGTAAACCGATATAATTTATGTATACGTTTAATATAGGTGACGGTAAATTATCGCTTGAGTTACATAATATATAATCATTTATTGAACCAGTATAAATATAGGTCGGTGTAGTTGGTCCATTTGTTAAATACATAGGAACACCCCCTACACCATTTGAAAATATTAATGGATAAAAAGGCGCACCATAACCTAATGGTGAGTTGGATAAATTAAATGAAATATTTGCACTAGTCAAAGAACCCACACTTGAAATATAAACAGATATATTTACAGCGTAAAATAAATTTGCTTGTAATGTACTATTTTGAAGTGTGACAGTACAATAAGTAGAATTTGGTATGTCAGATAAAAGAGTATTTTTAGAATAGTTACCAAAACAACAATAAAGACCACTTGGTCCGGCGGGTCCGGCGGGTCCAGTTGCTCCGGTTGCTCCAGTTACTCCGTTGGTACCTTTTTCTCCAATACCAACGGGTCCTGGAGGTCCAGTTGCTCCTTGATCACCTTTTGGTCCAAGACCACGTAATTCACAACATTTTTTTGCTCCTAAGTATCCTAAATAGTTTTGATAGGTTCCAGTATAGTTAGTAATTGACATATTATATATATAATTTGATAAAATTATATCTATATCACAAGAATAATAAAATTATACAGATGGCAAACTTGACAAACACAATTTAATTTCACCTAAACTGGCTACATTATACTTAACAACTAGCGGTAAATCGTTTTCTAAGTAAAGTTCAATTTGAGAACATAAATTTGTACATTTAATAAAATATCCTAAATTCTTTAATGAAAATTCTCCTTGAATAATTTTTGAAGAGTCTTGTTTCAATATAAAGCCCATACTTCCATCGGATTCGGCTCGGTGAATTTCTGCCGATGCGAATTGTCCCGAACATTTAAATATTAACTCGTTTCCAACCGATTTGATTTCTAATTTATCTGAAATACAAGATAAGTCACGAATAATTTTTTGAAAATCAGATGATGGTAGGTTAATTACTGATGAAAATTTTACATCTGGATATTCTAACTCTTCTGGCTCTGGTTCAATGAGTCTTAGCTTCTGAGTTTTACATTGCTTAATTTCACCATTTTCAAATTTAAGTGCTAAGTGTGAAACAATTCCATCAACATAGTCACCGTTTTCAATATATATTGTTAAAGTATCGTCATTATCAATAGAATTTATTAACTTGAATAAGTGAAACATATTTACACCAATAATAATTTTTTCTTTTTTACATTCATAAAATTCAAAGTTTTGAGCCGCTAAATACAAATGAGCCAAAATTGTATGAGACTTGTCCATATTAATAATACGAATACCGTCGGCTTGAAATGAAATATTTGTTTCTAATAAAATATCTTTTAATGCAGTCATTAAGGTTCTAAAAGGAGCAATTTGTACTGTTTTAATAGTCAATACGTTTCCACTTGTATTTGACGTTGTTACATTACTTGCATTTTTCGTAAAATTTGACATTATGAATATTTTTGGTTAAAAATCTTTAAATACTTTTTATTGTGGAAAATATAAATTTTAACGCATTTATATTTTTTAATTTATTTAAACTTGAATTTTTTAATTTATTTTAATTCTACTTTGGGAATTCCGTGTTGTCCATGTCCGTATTTTTGTTTTGCTTTTTTTGCCAATTTTAACGCTTTACTATTTTTTTGACATCCTTTTTCTAGTGTAGAATAGTCAACCGCTGCTGCTTTACCAGAAGTCAATGAACTTGCTAAACGTGCAAGACCCCAAGATTGAGCTGTTTGGTTTGGTCTTGAGCCAGACGAATAATATGCACCTTCACCTTTTTTTATAATTTTTGCTAAAGATTCTTTAGAACATTTTGTTTTTTTTGCTAAATCATTTGTTGCACCAATTTTAGTTACATTATACATTTTTTTTGCAGTTACTATATGATTTGATGTTTTTGACTTGAATGATTTTACATTTTTTCTGGTATAGTATTGTCCCTTTTTGTATAATTTTCTTGATTTTTTTAACATGTTTATTTGTTTTTTTTTATCTCTTAATGTTAATTTTTTTGGTAAATATCTTAATGGAATTCTTTTTGTTTTCATTTTTACTCTATTATAAGACGATAAAAAAAATTGTTATTATGAAAAAGATATTTTTAAACGATTATTGTGTAGTAAATATATTTTAGTCAAATAATATTTTATTGGTTAATAGTATAATGGGTAAAAGTAAGGTAAAGAAAAAAAAGTCAGACAGATACACTACTCAAACTACAGACGTTTTCAACCCATTTCCGCTAAAGTCTGGTGAAATTAAAACTCTTACAGTTTGTAAAGATTTAGCATATACGAAAGGTCAAACTATAAAATGTACTCGTTCTACTGATAAAAATAGTTATTTTAATGCAATTGTTGAAAAATATACTTGTACAAGTGGCTTATTGTATATTTCTATAACTGATTTTTCTGGAAATAACTCTGTTGATATTTATAAAATTGTTTTACTTAATGGTGATGTTACATTGGATAAAAATAATTTAAATATACATAATTCCAATGGTTGTAAAACTTCATCTTGTAAAAGTAGGCGTAGTTGTAGTAGTCGTAGTAGTAGCAGTAGTAGTAGTTGTAGTTCACATAGTAGTTGTGATATTATAGTTGTTCCCGGACCCATGGGTGAAACTGGTGCTACTGGTGCTACTGGTGGAAAAGGACCTCAAGGCCCCCAAGGTTTAAGAGGTTTTACCGGTGTTGCTGGTGTTACTGGTGCTACTGGTAGTGCTGGTTTAACTGGTGTAACCGGTTTAACTGGTGCGACTGGTGCTATTGGCCGTACTGGTGCGACTGGTGCGACTGGTGCGACTGGTGCTAGTGGTGCGACTGGTGCGACTGGTGCGACTGGTGCTACTGGTGCTACTGGTGCTACTGGTGCGACTGGTGCTACTGGCGCGACTGGTGCGACTGGTGCTACTGGTGCTACTGGTGCGACTGGTGCTACTGGTGCAACTGGTGCAACTGGTGCAACTGGTGCTACTGGTGCTACTGGTGCTACTGGTGCTACTGGTGCTACTGGTGCTACTGGTGCTACTGGTGCTACTGGTGCTACTGGTGCTACTGGTGCGACTGGTGCAACTGGTGCTACGGGTGCTACGGGTGCAACTGGTGCTACTGGTGCGACTGGT